TGAATTGATTAACAAAATCCCAGAAGGTAAAGAAGTTAATTGGGAACTTCCACCACACGACCAAACATTTGAGGAAAATCTTGTGGGAGATTTAATTCATTGTTTAGACAATAGTAAGAAAAAGAAAACCACAAAAACTAAATATGGTGTTGAGTGGTTATATCACATCTTACAAGGAAATGGTTATAAGAAAAACCTACTTCACAACTCTCACCCAAAACTTTACAAAAGTAATGCTTGGGAAGGTATTAGACAATGGTGTTTAGATAGAGGTGCGAAAGATACACCAACATCTAACGATACATTGATGTGGATACCAGATGAGAACAAAGAGGCAGTTCAAAAAATCATTGACGATGCGGGTAATGTAGATTACAAGGGAGACCCACTTGGTGAATCCAAGAAAGACCCGAAGTATGAAAAAAATAGTCAAATGAACAAATTCTTTTAGGAGTAAAAATGAAACAATTAACAGAACAACAAATAATAGACAACTGGAAAGAACTTCGAGGAATAATCAATGACACTTTTAGTGGAGATAGATTAGAAAAACTAAATAAAATGTATGACTTCTTTGAAGATAGAATGTGTATGGCACCTGCGAGTGGAAAAGCACACTTTCACAATGCTATGGTGGGTGGGTATGTAGAACACATATTACACGTTATTAAATTTTCACAACAAGTAAGAGACACTTGGGAACAAAATGGTGCCGAGATAAACTTTACAAATGAAGAACTAATCTTTGCAGCACTTCATCACGATTTAGGTAAGATAGGAGACTTAGAAGAAGACTATTATGTTCCAGAAGAATCAGATTGGCATCGTAAGAATCAAGGGAGTATATTTACACATAATCCTAAATTACAATATATGGTTGTAACGGATAGAGCATTTTTTATTCTACAACACTTTGGGATTAAAATGTCCGAGTGGGAATATATTGGATTGATGTTAACTGACGGAATGTATGAAGAAGCAAACAAAAAGTATCTAACAAGTTTTAATCCGGACTTTAGATTGAAATCTAATATCGCATATATTCTTCATCAAGCAGATATGATGGCAACACATATTGAATCAGACCAATGGAGAAGAGGTGATGAAGTTGAAAGTAATAAAGTTGCAAAGTCAGTTGATAAAATTAAAAAAGCAGTTGATAACGAAGTAAAAGAAAAGTTTACAAAATCAACTGACCCAAAAGATATATTTAACGAACTATTTGGAGAACCGAAAAAATGATAGGATATATATTACTAAGCATAATTATCTTGACTTTAAGTTATATTGTGTTTAACTTAACAAGAAAAGTAGAAAGACTTGAAACTTGGGTTGAAGATTATGCACAAAGAATCCAAGATACTCAAGAAACTTTAAAAGAGATTGATAGTAAAGGAGACTTTGAAGCAGATGATGAAGTCGGAGTTATCTTTACATCAATAAAAGAAGCAGTAGATGAGTTAAACGAAATCACAGAAGAGGAGATATAATGCCGAGAAAAGCAAAAAAGGGTTCACCAAGATATTATTTTCATCAAGGAACAGAAGACGCAATCATCAGATGTAATAATGAAACTCGTCCACATATGAAAGAAAGAATTTATAATGAACACATAAGAGTTCCATTTGAAAAGTTAGCAGAAAATATTATTCACACATTTAAGTTTTATTATTTTGATGTTCCAAGTGAAGATGTTAAACACGAGGTAGTGAGTTTTTTGTATATGAATATGCATAAGTTCACCGAGGGTAAGGGTAAAGCATTTAGTTATTTCAGTATTGTTGCTAAGAACTATTTAATCTTACATAATAATAATAATTATAAAAAACTCAAACAACACGAGGGTGAAGAAGTTACTGATTACAAAAGAGATGCTATGTGGGAGACACAAAGAGAAGATATCTTAGAGGGTCAAAAAGAATATATGGAAATGTTCATAGATTACTGGACAAATAATCTTACCACCGTGTTCAAAAGAAAACAAGATATAGATGTTGCTAATTCAGTATTGTATTTAATGGAACAAAGAAAGAACATTGAAAACTTTAATAAGAAAGCATTATACATTCTAATTAGAGAAATGACTGGAAGTAATACACAACACATCACAAGAGTAATTAATGTATTGAAAAAACATCACGTCAATCTACATAAAAGCTATTTAGCAACAGGTAGTATAGAAACTAAGTTCACAGGTAGTTGGGATATTTTATAATTGTAATATGGTTGATTACGGATTTAATATCAAAGACACAAAGTTCTATAAGTTAGTTTATACAGAACAATTTATTAATATAGTAAAACAGCAAGAAACTAAAATAAAGGTTTCGTTTAGACTTTGTTTAGAACAATATCTTGCACAACAAAAAGTTATTGATGACCCAAACTATAATACTGACTTTTATACAAATGAAAGAACTTTACCTTCTGGTCGTATAACTTCAAAAAGACAACAATGGAACAGATTATTAGGTGGTTATAACGCCACATTAGGTATTATCAAACCAAGTTGGGCAAACTTATGGAGTAAGAAAGCATTAGAGGGTGGTAAGTATACAAAAGACCACACACTAGGAGTTACTCTTGTGGGTAAAATTGTTTTAAATGAAATAGAGAGTCGTAAACATTTAGGAATGACTAACGACGAAATTGTAGATGATATGTGTAATAATTGGGTAATGGAAAACTTACATCTTTGGGTAGAAGTTAAAATTTTAAAAGAACAACACACAAATGATAATTTAAGTAGAGATTTAAATCAGTTATCAGATTATGAAAACAAACTTAATTTACTTCACTACGAAAATGGAAACATTATTATTGTTAGAAAATAAAAAGGGTGATATTTCTATCACCCCTTTTAATCCACCTTTATTTCCTATATAATCCCATAAGTATCAACAATGCAAGTAATCCAACAAATCCTTTGTCGCCAAACATTGCGATGATTGAGGTTATATTTTCAATAACATTTACACCAAAGAAGCCACTTCCGAAAATAATTTCACAAATGACACCTATGGATATCAAAGACATAAGTAGTTGAACTAGGTCATCTACATATCCTTTGACCATTGATATTATCTCTTTCATTTTAGTTTCCCCCTTTAAATGAACAAAAATCGGTGTTAAAACCGACTTCGTATAATAACTATATGATATATTTGAAAAAATTAATTAGTATATAAATATATATTCCTATTTTTTGACATTTGTATATTTATTGTTAGGTAAATTTTATGGCAAACGATTACGAAATATTCAAGGGAAAAACCTTATCAGATGTTTTCAAAGACATTTATGATAATTCCAAAACTAATAAACAACAATTAGAAGTATTGATGAAAGAGATAGTTGGATTTATTAAGGACGGAGATACCGCCGTTCAAATAGTTCCTATGCTAAAAGAGTATTTAGAAATCAATGTTAAGAACGATGAACAACTTGTTAAGTTAGCAACAATCGTTCAAAGAATTACAGCAGCAGAAAAAAGAATATCAGATAGTGGAGATGAGTTTGGTTTATCTGAATCAGAAAAAAAACAACTTATGGACGCAATAGAATCTGATGTTCAAGAGTTACAAATCAAGAAGGACGAAATAGAAAGTTCCATAACTAAGGAAAATTAATGCTACATTTTGAACCAGTTGAGGTTTTGGAAGTAATAGCAGATGAAGCCAATAATAAAGACTTAGGTGCTATCGTTGGTAGATATGTTATTGCTGACCAGGGTGGGACTGATGAAACAGTTCTATTACCACTTGACCAAAATATTTTACAACTTCCTTTACGAGGTGAGGTAGTTTTAGGAACTGACTTTGGTGGACGACATTATTATATGTCAAAATTAAATATTAGAAATTCACCAATAGCAAATTCGTTATCTGGTATTAGTAACTACCTTACTGGGCAACCCACAAATCTTGGTAAGTATTTTACACCAAGTATAAGTGGTTCTAAGAAATTAGAAAGTCGTGAGGGAGATACAATTATACAAGGTAGATTTGGAAACTCAATTCGTCTTGGTAGTAATCAAGTAAAAGACTGGATTGATAGTAATACAACAAAAGAATATATAGACTCACCAAATATAAAAATAACTTCTGGTATAAATGATATTGGGCCAGATATAAATTTTACTTATCAAGAGAGTTTAGATACTGACATAAACTCTATTTATTTAACAACAAAAGAAAATGTTAAGTTTAAATTTAATGATAAAGATGTGGAAAGTTTTGATGAACCACAAATTACTTTACAATCAGACAATATAGTTTTACACGGTAGAGAAAAATTTAATGTTTATACAAAGGAAATAAATTTAGGTGGAGAAAACACACAACCAGTAGTATTGGGTAATGAATTAAAAACAATACTTGATAATATTTTAACATCATTGTCAAACATAGTCAGTTCATATTCAAGTGCTAATCCAGGAGCAGCACCAGGACTTACGGCAGATGTAAATAGTATAAAACAACAAGTAAATAAAATTTTAAGTAAAAAAGTAAATACCGAATAGGAGTAAAAATGAATAAAAAAGAGTTAATAAAAATAATTGAATTAGTTGTCCGTAAAGAAGTTAAAAAACAGATGACCGAGATATTTATTAATGACAAAGAAGAAATCAAATTAGCAGAAACGATTTCTAAACCTAAACCAAAAGTCAAACAAAAACCAAAGAAACAATACACGAAAAATAAAACATTAAATGAAGTATTGAACAACACCAAACCATTAGGAGCATCAGAAACAGATGAGTATCCTACATTAGGAGGTGGGGTGTTAGGTTCTGACAATGTAGCAGAAGTCTTAGGTTATGGTGATTTAGGTATGGGACAAAACAAAGAAAAAGCACGAGAAATGGCAGCAGTTGATTCAATCAAAAAAGCAGGTGTTTCAGTAGATGCCGTACCAGAAGATGTTCAAAATGCATTAACTCGTGATTATTCTGGATTAATGAAAGCAATAAATAATAAGAAAAAAGGTGATACAGGATTTAGACCATAATGGCAAATGTTAGAGAAATAGATAGAGACGATGATATTTATATTGGAATACGATTTCCATTAGACCATAGTCCAGAAGGTTTTTTTTATAAAACAAAAACCATTAGAGAACAAGTTAAGTCTAATATAAGAAACTTATTATTAACAGAAAAAGGTGAAAGAGTATTTCAATCAAATTTTGGTACTAATTTAAAAAGTTTACTATTTGAGCAGATAACACCATCAGGTTTAGAAAATATAGAGAACGATATTAGAGAATCTTTATCTACTTGGTTACCTTATGTAAACACAAATAATTTAATTGTAGTTCAAGATGATAGAAACTCAAATCAAGTTTTAATTTCATTAGAATATTCTACAACACTTGAACCAGAAACACTTGATACAATCACATTTACTTTTGAAGTAGGAGAATAAAATGGCAAGAGATTATAATGTAAACAAAAAAGTAATAAAAAAAGATGTAAATTATATTGGTAGAGATTTTTCATCAATTAGACAAAATTTAATTGAATTTGCAAAAACTTATTTTCCAGGTCAATATAATGACTTCAATGAATCATCACCAGGTATGATGTTTGTTGAAATGGCATCTTATGTTGGTGATGTTTTAAATTATTATGTTGACAATCAATATAAAGAAACATTACTTAATTATGCAGAAGAAAAGAAAAATGTTTATAATATAGCACAATCTTACGGATATAAACCAAAGACAGCAGTTCCTTCGACAGTAGAAATAGAAGTTAGTCAAACGGTTCCTTCAAAGGATGATGGTTCTGGTGGGTTTATTCCGGATTTAGATTATGCTGGTGTATTATCAAGAAATGCAATTCTTACATCAGATACCGGTGTAGACTTTACTACATTAGACCAAGTTGATTTTAGAGTATCTAGTTCATTAGACCCGTTAGAAATTGAAATTATAAAACCTAATTCAGGTACAGACCCAGATGATTTTCTATTAAAAAAGAAAGTAATCGCAAAATCAGGGACTACTATTGAGGAAGAAATTCCATTTACCACAGGTAAAAAG